TCAGAAGCCATAGGCATTTCTGCCCCAACCATACGTAAAAATCCAGAGATAGTACGATTACCGTATCTCTCTACTTCTTTTTCGTATACTTCAGGTAGAAACTGTTGTGTAAAATCCATCTCTCCTACAGAAAGATAGTTGTCACCAAACAAACCCTTTACTGGGCGTGGAGTTAGATGACTTAAGTTTGCCAACGTGGTTGGCGAAGTTGCAAATGCCATTTTATTATTTTTTAATGGTTAATTATCTTTTTTTAATTTTCAACTTTGAACCACTAACACTATCACTTGGTACTGCTCGTATTTGCCAACCATTTGCTGTAGTAACTTTTTCATGAGTCCCTCTCGGATCCATATCTACATTTTTTGATTTTTCAATACTGCTTTTCATTGCATCAGCTTTTCCTTGTTCGTAAAAGTGATTAGCAATAGCATCAGCATTCATTGCTGTAAATAGAGATTTGTGATATCCTTTAGCATCCACCATTTCATTTTTGTCGTTCAAGAACTTCTTGACGAAATTATTGATATCGCTTTGGGTATTTTTAACCTCTGTGGTATCTTTAACTTTAAACCTATACTTTTTATCTCCGACAGAATAATCAAAACCTTTGAAATCCTCACCAAAAACAGTATCAGTTTGCTGTAAAAATATTTTTGCCTGTTGTTCGTTTTCTTTTTTAACAGTTTCTTGTTCTTTATTATATCTGTTAAAGAAGTCAACAGCTTTTTGCTGATCTGGACTTAACCTAGACCCAGCTTTAATTTCTTCGTAATATTTAGACTTTAGCCCATCTAAGTGCTTTTTAGCCTTTGCTAGCTCCTCTTTATAAGCTATTTTCTTTTTACGTATATCTCTTTGCTCATCAAGCTCCTCGTCGTATGAAAAATTGTCTTCCATTAAAAAGTCAATCTCATCTTTTTCCAAATGAGGCCTTGTAGTTTCGTAATATTCTCTAAGTAATTGGCTTTCACTTAAGCTAGAATAATCTGTATTTAATTTTACATAATCCTCAAGCGACCCGCCTGTTTCATTCATAAAATCAACAACCTTTTGAATATTTTCAGGCAACTCAACACCTGTTTCATTTGATTCTGCAACAGCCTCTGTAATATCTTCTGTAAGCTGCTGTGTTTTTTCTTGTACTTCTTCCTCGGTTATTTCCTCGAGAATAGTTTTTTCTTTTTGTTCGGGCTCCCGTACTTCTTCAGCCACTTTTTCGCTGTCGCTACTGTCTTGGGATTCTCCGACAACAGCATCGCTGTCATCTGTGCTTTGCTCTTGAACGGCATCTTCTTCTTTATTAAGCTTAGTAAAATCTATTTTTATTGTGCCTTCATCATCCTGCGAAACAGGTGAGTCTACATTTTGCTCTGGCGCTTCATTTTCAGCGACAGGCTGTTCTTGGCTTTCCTCTTGAGAGTCAAGAACCTCTTCTTGGTTTTCTAACATGATAAAATATTATATAATTNNATAATTATTACTATTATTATTACCTAGGCTCGAAGGAACCTAAGTCAAATCCTCCGCCAATAATGTCGTTTCCGCTGGATTCAAAGTTTTGAGGCGGCGTATTGTTTTTTCTTTGCTCTATAAGTTGACTTTGCTGCGTTGCCTGCAACTTCGTTCTTTCATCTTTTCTGTCTTCTTTTTGAGCTTCTTTTTCTTTTTGGCCAACGGTTTCAACACCTTTTAATTGCATGTTGTATTGGAACTCTTGAGCCATTAATTCTTTTTTAGCAGCTACCTCAGCTTGCATTTTTTGTAATTCAAAATTATTTTCCATTTGAAGCAATTGAGCTTTTTGTGCTGTTAAAGCTTCATTCTTTTGTACTTCTGCTGCTGCTGCAACTTCTTGAGCTTGTGCGTTTGCTTGCGCTTGTGCCTCTATGTTTTGCTGCTGTATTAACTGATCCTGTTCTTGTTTGCGCTTTCTTCGTATTTTTAAAACTTGGTTAGCAAGTTTTATATTTTTAATCTCGCGAATATCGATAGCATCAGACAAATCTATAAGGCCGGCTGACAATGCGGTTTGTATATTGTTTTCCAACATTGAGCGTTCTTCATCATCTGGCGCTAATTCTAAAAATATACCAAAATCATAAAGATGTAAATCAGACATTTCTTTTAATGTAGCAACATTATGCCCACCAATTTTTTGTATAAATGCGTCTCTTGATGGTGAATATTCCAATATATCTGATATTCTTAATGATAAACACTCTGCAGTCTGCGCAGTTATAAATAGACCGGCATCCAATATATGCCTTGTTGCTGTATTAGAATTTGCTGCTGCCATTTTTTGAATACCAACAAGCGCTCTTGAGTCTGGAGCGCTACCATCTCTGGCTTCATTAAGTCCCGTTACGTCACGTATCATTTGTAAATAATAATTATACGTAGATATTAAAGACTGTAATTTTTGACCGCCAGATCCGCTAGCTATTTCTTGAACAGGAACTTTACCTGGATTCATATCACCTTCTTGCGTAAATGATCTTCCTATTACAGAACCTGTTTGGAAAAACATATTCAAGGCTTCTTGCGGATTGTAATTTGTTCCATTACCTAAATCTATTTCAGCTAAACCATCTGCATCAAGATAAACACCATCAGGTATCATTCTTGACATCACCTGCTGTAACTTAAGATGGGTTAACTGTATCATATCAGCAAATCCTGTTATGCGGCTAACTATAGATTCTATTTTACCTTTATACATTCTAGGGGCTACAATGCTATAATTCATAAGCACTTTCGTATGATCGCTTTTTGGACGCATCATATTTTTTGCCATTTCCCATTTTAGTAAAAAGTTTGTTCCTAAAACTAAAACACCTTCATATAAAACCTCTAAAGATCTTGAAAGCTTTCCGAATTGTTCCTCAAGCATTTCAATTGGAGGATTAAATTGATCGTCTCTTACTAATATTTTAGTTGCACCTGTTGCGGTTTCTTTAACTTTATAAACTTCGTTCATGTAAGTTTTAAAATTAAAATACAATACTTGCACCGTGTTACTGTCAGACTGATCGTAATTTCTTATAGTTCTATCGTAGAAACCATTATTTTGGTAACCTTGTTTAGATATTTGTTCCAGATCTTCCTGCGTTAAATCAGGAAATTGTTTCTTTAGCTCATTTAAAGGTATGCTCTTAACTTCACCGCAATAGTATATATCATCAAAATACGGTGATTCAGTATATGAATAAACTAAATTAGCGGGATCAACGTAGTCAACAACAACTCCTTCAGATTTACTAAATCTATTTTTTACAGCACCAATACCTATAACAGATAAATCATATATAACCCTCTTCTTTGTTAAATCATAATTATTGCCATCTAACAAGGTTTGGATTGCTTGCTCTTCCGCTAATTCAACAGCTTGCTTATAAGTTAGCTGCATGTGTAATTCTAGCTCCTCTTGACTATCTGGTAAAAGTTCTGGATCGTTTTCAAAAAGATTGATACCAAATTCCGCTTCCGCAAACTCGTTTAACTCTTTAGTCTGCATATCACGAATAATGGATTCCATATAAGCGGTCCTTTTACTTACACCATAAGGGTCCTGAGAATATGCTTTTATATCAAAAGATCTTTCTGAAATACCATTAACTAATATATCTACAAACTTTGAAATAATTGGAACTGGCTTCCAATCTAAATTTAAGTAAGACAAATCACCATTAATTGATAATTCATCTTTATATTTTTGTATCGGCTGCTCGCCTCTAGCATATAGTCTTAAATGATGAAATGTATTTTGATTGCTTCTATATCTTGAAGTACCTGAGTCTGATTTAAACCACTCGTCTTGAATAGCTCTACCTACCCGAAGGCCATACTCTGATGACATTTTTTCTTCGTCACTAGCAACTTGGCTAGGAAAAAAACTTTTTACAACTGACTCAGCCATATGTTATTTTATTATTTTCGATATTGTACCGCTATTTTTATATTTAGCAATATTTAAATTTAACTTTTGCTTTTGAACAGGAGCTACTGGCCTATATAAGTGTCTATTGCAAGCCATTATAGCAAGCCCTGAACTTATAGCGGCATCAAACTTTGTTCTTTTATTTATATCAAATTTTGCCCAATCATTTAAAGTTGTATTAAAATACATATCTCCATATTGTCCATCCGATTTTAAGCCTACATATTTATCTATGTATGCTTCTATAGCGGCAGCATGAGCTTGCTTGATGTCTTCACTAGAATTAGGTATGCCACCTATTTCTTTTTCAGCTACAGATAATTTATTCCATACTTTATCTGGTCTATTCATTGAGTAGCCTCTATATCCTCTTCTTTTAAAATAATACAAAAGTCTGGGTTTATTATTTTCTGCAAGCAATGGCATTCCATAAAAAACACAAGCCATAAGCACATCCTCAAAAAACATTTCAGAGGTTTGCGGTCTGGCTATATATTCTAAAAAGAAAGAATTTGGAGGCGCATTTTCCATGCTAAACTTAGTTAAGCCATGCAACGCTCCTTTAGATCCTTTGCCATCAACTGTTCCTGATATATCATAGCTATCACATCCAAAAGCACCTATATGCTCATTGCCTGGAAATTTAAGACCATTCTTTGTGTATTGTCTATTTTGCAATTCATAATTAGGCACCCAAGTTATTTTAAACCTGCCGTTCGGATTAGGGGTAAATTTAACTTTAGTGTCTTTAATTCCATTTTCCCATGAAAAGCTACCAATGTTTACTACCTCAGTATTTGATAAATCTTCGTTATAATCTATTTGTTCGTATATTTTTACAAGATTAAATATACTATTTTTAGTTTCATCTCTAAATGCGTGTTCTTCTGTGCGTGGAAACTGTCTGTAGAACTCATTTAAAGCATCCTGGTCGCCTTTTAAGCCATCAACCTCATTATCCCAATGTTCTATTACTCCGACGTCAATAAGGTCCCCGTAAGGGCCAACGCAATCTTCCTGTGGCGTGTTGAAGACAGGCATGCCATAAGAATCAATGAATCCTTCGTAATTCC